GCGACGGCTGTGCCGATGGTCTGCGTCTTGACCAGCCACAAGCCGACAGCATTCATGTCCGCCGCCGTCAAAACCTCGCCGCTAGTGAATGAAGGGTAAGTCATGGGGTCACCATCCGAGTCTGCTGGTATTCAGAATACCCAGCGTTGATGAGTTAAGGGTGAAAAACTGGTAGTACTGCAGCGGGGAAAACGACAATCGAAAAACTGTCTGATCAGGTGTCACGTTGATTTCGTAACCCTCACCGATCACAGTCACCGTTTGCGAAGATCCACCAGGCACCTGGTATGACAAGTTGATGCACTTCGAGGCGGTCAAACCCCAAAACTGTGATACCCATGAGGTTAAAGCGGTGTCGTTTTGTTGTATGTCAGTAAATGAGCAAGCGAACCGCAACGACGCCGGGTTGGAAAACGTGTTGGCGATCCAACTTGCGTTGCCTGACGCCTGGGTGGTCGTGTAATCCTGTGTGGTCGACGAGTAAAACGCCGGGCCGTATGTTGACACTGACGTGCTGTTAACCGATGTTTGTTCCGTTAAGCCGGTTGGGATGATGGTCGCAGTGTTGATGAATTGGGTGCCGTTTTGTATTCGCTCAAAGGCGCTGTAAGCGATCTGTGTTGTGGACGTGGTGCGACCCAGGGTGACGGATTGTGGCACCAGCGACGAGGCGTCAGTGCGACTCACGAATACCAGCATCCCGGCACGTTCAATCAGGTAGCCACGTTCGGTCGTGATCAACAAGTTTAAATAGTTGTTCACGGTGCCGGTGTATGTGATCGCTGATGCGATTGAACCGGCTGTGCCCGCATAACCGCCGATCAACATGTCAGACGGTATCGGGCCGCCCTCGGATGCGTTGAACTTCCTTGCTTGTTCGTATGTTGATGCTTGGGCTAACGAAAAATTGTTGACGCTAATTCGTCCTGATCGGCTCATAAAGTCGACGCAGGTAATGGTGGCGGTGTTTAATCCTGTGTTGCCTGGGTAGTCGTCAAACACGACTTCTTGCACCCAAAAATAAAGTGAAATGTATGTTGGGCCTACACCGTTAAACACCGAGATTTTGTCGCCATAAATGAAATTGGCGGCCACGTTGTTTGCGTTGTTGACTGTGAACGTGCAGGTGCCACCCGAATAGGTGTCCAAATACTTTTCGCGGCCACCGACGATGTTCATGGATAGAACTTGCGTGATCGTCGTCGCACTTCGGTTGTTGTACAGCGTCCAATTAAGTTTTGCCATTACATCGCTCGAGTGTTGACGGGCACCGGCCCGGACTGGCGGACGTACTGTTGGAGGGCGCGCACGACAGCGTTGGGGTCGGCTGACGTGACGGTCACGTTAATCGTGTTGCCGCCCATTCGGCCCAGTTTGTCCAACGGTATGACGGCTTCGGGGCCAGCCTCACCAATCAACGCCATAGTGGGGCTTGTGACAATGCCACCTGTTGCCAGTTTCGGAATGTACGGAATGTCCGGTGGGTTGATTGTCAACGTCGGCCCAGGGCCTGGCGGGTCGATCTTAAACTCTAAAACGTCGTTGATGCGTTTGATGATTTGGTCGTTGATGAATCCGATGATGGCGTTAGCGAACGATTTGCCTAGTTCCAGCCCTTGGCTGGCAAGGCTTTTAAGGGCGTTAACAAGTTGTTCTATTAATGCGCCGCCGAGGTCGGCTCCTAGTTTGCCCATCGCCTTTATCAGGTCAACGAACAGTCCGGGCAACGCTTTAACGATGGTTACGACTGCTGACGCAAGGCCTTTGATCGCTTCGGGTGCGATGTCTTTCACCCATCCAAGTAGTGCGCCACCGATCTTTAGCGCCAGTTCAGCCAGTTTTGGCAGTCCTTCAGTGACGACCCATTGTGCGATAGCCACAAACAGTGCGGCCAGTTCTTTGAGCAGTGGCGCGATGCGTGGTTTGATCCAGTCCACCAGGGCGTTGCCTAGTTGAATCAGTTTGTCGACTAGCAACGGGAGTCCGGTGTCTAGTATCCAGTTTCCGAGGGCGGCTAATAGTTCGCCTAGTTTGTTGAGTGCCGGACGGATTCGCGGGCCGATCCAGTCAACAAATGCTTCGCCCCATTCCTGAAGTTTTTGGCTCAGGGCTGGTAGGCCGGTGGATTTCATCCAGCGGGCAAATTGTACGATCATGTCGCCTAATGCGCGGATCGCTTTGGGGCCTGCGACTTTGATCCAATCGACGAAAGCATCAGCCCATTCACCGAGTTGTGCTTTAACGGCGGGCAGTTTGCTTTTCACCAGGTCAATGACGCCGCCCAAACCTTTTTCGCTGAAGGCGTTGGCGACGGCTTCGATGGCTGGCATCAGTTTGTTGGAGAAGAACGAGGCGATGGTCAGGGCGACAGGTAACAGTTTTTGGCCGATTTGTGCAGTGACGTTTTCTAACTGGGCTTTTAGGATGCGTTGTTTATTGGCGAGGCCGTCTGATGTTCGGGCGAAGTCGCCTTGTGCCGCACGGGTCTGTTCGTAAATTGATGCTTCGGCGGCCAACACTTTTTGTTGTTGGGTAAGTGCACCTTTGCCTGAATAAATGCCTAGTTCAAATGCTTTCGCTTTTAATGTGGCGTCGTCCAGCATGACACCGTATTTGCGGAGTGGTTCGCTTTCGCCTCGAAGGGCGGCGCCGATTGCGTTAATGGTGTCTTCGGGGGTGGCGTTGTTGAACGACGCCATGTCGGCGGCTAGTTCGGTGAGGTATGCGGCGAAGTCGACGGTTTCACCACTGCTGAGTCCGGCCGCTTTGCCAAAGACTTGGAAGGTGGCGGCGGCGTCTAGGGCGGCTTGTTGCGAGATACCAAAGCCGGATGCCATGCCTTTTGACCAGTTGATGACGACGTCGGCTTCTTCACCAAATAGGACACCAATTTTGGACGTTGTTTCCGCTAGGTCACTTCCGGCGTCGATTGCTTTGACGGCACCTACGGCGGCTCCGGCGCCTACTGCGGCAACTGCGGCGGCGGCCGCTTTGGCTATTCCAGCAACTTTGCCACCAAAGTTTTCAAACGCGCCTTCAGCGTCCTTCAGTCCTTTGTCATTGAACTGGGCGTAAATCGGAATGTTGATTGCCATTAGTCCAACCTCCGATTCAGTTCACGTTCTACCTCTTTGAGGGATTGTTCGAAGCCGTCGCGGATTTGCGGGAGGTAGCGGTCAACGACGGGCCACATGACGCGAGGGGTGCCGGATGCTGTTCGTCGGCTGAGGGCTGAGGCGAGTGGATTGTAAGTTCGGACGCCTGCCCATTCGATGATTGTTGCGCCCGCGTCTGTGTTAACGATCTTGAGGACGGAGTTGGCTTTTTGCCTGGTGTCAATTTTGAGTTTGACACGGTTAGCCATGCGGGTGCGGGTGGCTGGGAAGATGATGCGGTTGTTGGGGCGCCATCTGCGGTTGAGGCCTGACGGCATGTCAATGACCTGGTAGCGGCTTTGGGCGGCGTTGATGGCTGGCGCGGCGATGTTTTTGGCGTCGTTGTTGAATTGGGTACGCATTTCGGGGTCAAGTTGGCGCAAGGTTTTTAGCGCCTCTTTGACTCCGGTGACTTGGGGTGTACTCATTTTCGACGATCCTTCAGGACACTGCCGACCGTTTCCAGGTCGTCCACGTCAAAGGGTACATCAGGCGGCCACCAGCCGGTGGAGATTAGCAGTTCGGCTAAAGACCTTCGGTAGGTGCCTGGGGAAAAGGGCGCGCCGGTTCTTCGGACACCACCTCCAGGTCGACTAGTCGCGCAATGAAAGTGTCTAGTTCAACAGGCACCACGATCTTGGCTTGTTTACAGCAGTCCCATGCCATAAAGGCGAGATCTTCCATGCCGATTCCGTTGCCCATGTCGGACGCTTTGCGCTTAAAGCGACGTTCCCATGCGACGATCGTTTGCAGTGTGGTGGTAACGACGATCGGGCCATCACCAATGTCTACTTTGAGATGCAGTTTCATGTCGGGCCTTTCGGGTTAGGGATGAATCACGCCTCGGTGTAGGCGAAGGTGCCGCCGTTGAAGGTGACGGAGCAGGTGGCCAGTTCGCCCACCGTGTAGACGA